CTATTTCCAGCCACACGCTTGCTGCAGCGGCTTTAATGCATTGTTCAACCCAGTTAACTCAAATGTGACCGACACAGGGCTTTCGTTGTAGGGGGTTATCCTTGCAAACATCTTTTCAGATTTAGCTAGAGCCTTAACAAAATCTATATCTCTGCCACTATAAAAGACCGCTTTGGTGTCGGTAGAAATCGACCAGCTTCTTTCCACGGCTTTCTGCTTATCAAGCCGGTAAAGCATACTTGTTTCCTCTAGTCCTAAGTACACATCCCAATTAATAAAAACTTCAGTTTTCTTTTCACGACAGGCCACAAAAATCGTTGGTGTGACTGTCTCGCCAAATGGGGTTCTGATGGAATCATTGCTAGGTAACATTAAAACCACGTTTTTTGAATCATCAACCGGAGATGTTGTTATATGGGTCAGCCATTTTCCGGGGTTCGGAGTCGCTTCAGCTACGGCAGGCTCATCCTCTTCTGCTGCATCCTGCGGAAAAAGCTTGTCATAACATGCTAATCTTTTGGTGCCATTTAATTCTGAGCGGCACTCAAGGACTTTTTCTTTACTGATTTCCTCGTTTTTAGCAACTTCAGCGTCTAAAGGTGCATTTTTGGCTGAACTCACCGGTTTGAAAGTTGGCGAGAAAAATCTGTCATAGCAGGTCAGACGTCTCTCATCCGTTTTTTCATCGGGGCATTGCTCTCTACTTTCAAATTTTTCAGCGCTCTTCGTTCGCGAAGGAGGAATTGAATGATCGTAACAAGAAAGACGCAGTGAGCTATCCTCAATCGTCCGGCACTGAAGAACCCCTTTAAAGTCCCTTGACTCCTCTTGAGCATGAGTAGCCAAAGAAACGGAAGCGGCTAAAAATGTCGCAATGAAAATAAAACTTTTCTTCATGAGGTCATCCTTTTGGTCTAGTAAGAAACACCAGTATTCCAATGACTATGTCGCCGATAACCCAAATAGTACCAATGGCCATCATTCCCAAACCCGCGCCTAAAGCGGCTCCTGCCCTTTCCGCTTCAGATGTAGCATGGCTTATAACTTCACCAGTTCCGCCTAGCCCTTTAAAAAGGATGTAGATCATGAAGATGTTAAATAAAATGAAGATCCATTTTATTAGTACCCCAAAAATTGAGCGACGCGGCTTCCTTAATTGTTTACCGCAGGATGGACATCTCAATGCTGAATCGCTCACTTCTTTACGGCATTCCGGGCAGCTTACCAAAGCCATAGCAATCATCCCCATCGTTACTTATTAATTGTCATTTGTTACAAAACATTTTTATTTTATCGGATAATTCTGCATTGACAAGAAAGAAACCCCGCGTTTGCGGGGTCTATTTTAAACTGGGAGGGTTAGTTGATCGTTACCGTAGTGTGAGGCAGGAAAGGCATCAGAGGGGATAAAGCCCGGCGGTAGAGCCTCACGCTGTGCGCGCTTTGTTACCAGTTTTTCAACGCTGTTGAGCGTGGTGAAAGTGATACTACATTCAAAATTCTGGCACTGGTGATAATGCCGAACCGTGGTATTGCTTAACGAACGACTGGTGCGCGTTTTGGCAACGGCACCACAAACAGGACATTTAAACATGATGGCCTCCCGGGGAGGGAGTTGAACTCGCTCATATTATGGCCGTTAACTCTCACTTTCTGCAATCCATTCAGGTATTTTCGCTTCAAGCTCCAGCTGCGTTTTAAATCCGCCGTCGTCTATCATGTGCGTGGCCTTCGCAATTATCCAGTCCTGATTGTTAATATCAGTTTTAAAGCCTGATACCGTGCCGTGCATCTCCGGGTAAAGATCTGCGCGGCCATAAGCGAGCGTCATATTAAATTCGGCAGCACCGCGTTTAAGCTGTTGCCACTTCCCCGCAGCGGCGCGTTGAGCGGCAGTCTCGCTGCTATAGGTTGTCCGCAGCACAAAAACGTTGCCGTCTTCGCCCGCTATATAATCCCCTTCCCGGCTGCTGCTGCGCGGCTTCTTCTCGGTTTTTTTCTTGCGGGCTTTAACGGTGACTTTTTTCTTTTTGCCAAACTCCAGATCCAGCCAGTAGGCCTGCACGCCGGTATAAGCATCCCGGTCTGCGATACGGAACGAATGCCGGTCACCGCTGGCGCGGGTGATCGCAAACTCCGGTAATGCCTTGCCATTTGCGCTGACGCCGCCGCCCGGAAGGATAAAAAGGAGACTGCCATTTTTGACTGTGGCAATGGCTCCCAACAGATCGGCCATCCTCGTCAGAAATGACATATCGCTTTCCTGGGTCTGGTCGGCGTGATCAATCTCAGCGCTCATTAGCTGTTCGGAAATCACCGGGGTCAGTTTGTAGCGTCGGGCGATGGCTGACACTATGCGCTCAACCGTCACGTCATGCCATGACACCTCTCGCTTGACGTTGAACTCGTCCCGAAAATCTGCACTGCGGGCGGTGATCTCCAGCCTGTCCGGCGGCCCCGAATGGGCGACCTCGTCAACGGTGTAAACTCCTTTGTAAACCAGTGGCTCGCCCTGCCAGCCCAGCGACACCGACAGCTCAGCACCACGCGGCGGCAGCTCGATCAATCCGTCACTGTCGTCGATAGCAATGGTCAGCTCGTCGGCCTCAAACCCGCGGTTGTCGGTCAGCTCCAGCGAAATAATGCGCGGATCCAGCTGCGTCAGTGCTTTTCCGCCCATCAGGATACTGAAGGCCGGCACGCGCGACAGTTCAGACTGGTAGTCCTGGAATCGCTGTGCCCCTTCGTCCAGTAGCGCTTTTGCTTTGTCGATAGTGTCTGTCGTCAGTGCCATATGCATTCCCCCGCCGTTGATGGTTTCATGCGCGCGCGATGCTGGCGATGGCTTTTTGTTGTGACAGACCGGTCACAACCCTGAAGGCACGACAGCGGCGCGCCATCCCGGCGATGATGACCGCGAACTCACTCAACATGATGGCGGTAGAGTATGACCGACAACTTTTTTCACGGAGCGCGCGTCAAGGAAAATACCGACCTGCAGACCGCGATCAATGACATTGATTCAACGGTCATTGGTCTGGTCGCGGTAGCCGAAGACGCCGACCCTCTCACTTTTCCACTTAACACCCCGGTGCTGGTGACGCGTGTTATCAGTGTGCTCGGCAAAGCAGGTAAAACAGGTTCGCTCTACAAATCGCTGAAAGCTATTTCCGACCAGGTCAGCACCCGCGTGATTGTCGTGCGCGTTGCTGAGGCTAAGGTCGGGGAAGATGAGCCGACACAGTCGCAGCTGATTATCGGTGGCACGAAGGCTGATGGCAGCTACACCGGGATGTTTGCCTTCCTGACGGCGGAGCAGAAAACCGGCTATCGCCCGCGCATTCTCGGCATTCCGGAGTACGACACCGCCGAAGTGACCGCGCAGCTGCGGGTTATCGCGAAGCAGCTGCGGGCGTTCTCATACAGCTATTGCGACGGCTGCGACACAATTGCGGAAGCGAAGACTTACCGTGAGACGTTTGCAGACCGCGAGGGAATGCTGATCTGGCCGAACTTCATCGCCTATAACCCGCTAACCGGTGTGAATGAAGAATTCCCGGCGGTGGCTTATGCGCTGGGTCTGCGGGCGCTTATCGATAACGAGCAGGGCTGGCATAAATCACTGTCTAACGTGCCGGTGAAAAATGTGCTGGGGATTGCGAAGGATGTGTTCTGGGCGTTGCAGGCGGAAGATTCCGACGCCAACGAGCTGAACGCCAACGAGATCACCACGCTCATTAAGCGCGATGGCTTCCGATTCTGGGGCAACCGCACCACCGACACCGAAGAATTCATTTTCGAGGTGTACACGCGAACCGCGCAGATTCTGGCAGACAGTATCGCAGAAGCGCAGTTCACCACCGTGGATACCCCGCTGACACCCGCGAACGTGAAAGACGTGGTGAGCGGGATTAACGCCAAGCTTCAGGCGCTGGTCACGGCAGGCAAGCTGATTGGCGCGGCCTGCTGGTATGACGTCGTTGATAACCCGGTAACAAGCATTCGCCAGGGTAAAGCTATCGTTCGCTACAATTACAGCCCGGTGCCACCGCTGGAAGATCTGACGATGATCCAGACATTCACCGATCAGTATTACGAATCCGCGTTTGCATCGCTGGGAGGTGAATAGTGGCTATTCCTAAAAAACTTCGGCTGTTCACCGTCTTTGTGGACGGCGTGAACCATATCGGCAAAGTCCCCAGCGTGACGCTGCCGAAAGTGACCCGCAAGACCGAAGATTACCAGGGCGGCGGCATGCTGGGCTCGGTTGCTGTTGATCTCGGTCTGGATTCCGGGGCGCTGGATGCGTCGATGATCGTCGGCGGCGTGGTCGAAGAGCTGATCCTGAAGTACGGCGGCGATATCGACGAAATGCGCCTGCGCTTTGTCGGTGAGTTTTACAGCGGCGGCACCAGCTCGTTACTGGAAGTTGAGATGCGCGGGCGTATCACCGAAATCGATCCGGGTGATGCGAAACAGGGTGATGATACCAACCACACCTACGCCATCAAAAACACCTACTACAAGCTGTCAGTAGACGATAAGCCGCTGCTGGAAATCGACCTGTTGAACTTTATCTACAAGCGCAACGGGGAGAATCTCTACCCGGATCGCATTATGTCGGCGCTGGGTCTCGGCAGCTGATAACCCTTTTACTCACCTTTAAGGCGGTCTACTGGCCGCCCGGAGAAAATACTATGTCCGTTATTCTCAGTAAGCCGGTTAAGCGCGGCGATCAGGAAATTATCACCATCACTATCACCGACACCATCAAACAGGCGGGGTCGCTGCGTGGTCTGCGTCTGGTTGACGTGCTGAACTTCGATTTTGATGCGGTCTCCACCCTGCTGACGCGCACCACCAGTCCGCAGCTGACCAGCACCGAAATTGCCGCACTGGCAACCGGTGACTTCACCTCGCTCTGTGAAGAGATCACGCCTTTTTTGACGAAACCGGCGCCGTCCGTACCGAACGGGGCGGAGACGGGGAGCGAATAAGGGAGGCGGTATTATCTGACGTCGACGATCTGATCGCCGACATTGCAGTTATTTTTCACTGGCCGCCCTCCGAGATGTACGGCATGGAGCTGCGCGAGCTGATGGCCTGGCGCGAGAAGGCGGCCATCAGAAGCGGTAACCATGAACAGGAGGATGACGACGATGGATCTTAGTATTCGCGTTGCGTTCAGTGCCATTGATAAGCTCACCCGCCCGGTCAGCGCCGCCAGCAAAGCGATTGGCGGCCTTTCTGACTCCCTCAAAAAAACACAGTCTTCCATTAAAGACCTGGAGAGAGGTGCGGCGTCTTTCGACAAGCTGCGCTCGCAAGCTAACGACACAGCTCTGAAGATCCGGAGCACTCAGCGCGCCTTTGACGGTCTCAACCAGAAGCAGCGCGAAGGCGGGCAGCTTACCGAGGCTCAGGCGGCACGTCTTGAAACGCTGCGCAACAAGCTCTCACGCCTGACGGATACCTACAACAAGCAGACTACCCAATTACGCTCTGCCGGGCAGGCGGTGCGCCAGCACGGCGTTAACCTCACCGCCGGTAGCGGTGCGGTGCAATCTGCCATCCGGCGAACTGAGCAATACAGCCAGGCGCTTGAGCGTGAACGACAGCGCCTGGCTGCGGTAACGCGCGCGCAGGCAAGCTACGAGAAGGCAAAAGAAACCGGCGCGAAACTGCGCGGCGGCGGCACGATGGCGGTAGCTGGCGCGGCGGTGGCTGGATACGCAAGCGGTAGATTTCTGTCGCCTGCCATCGGCTTCGATACCGACATGTCGCGGGTAATGGCGCTGACCCGCATGGACAAAGGCGATAGCCGGTTTACAGTTCTGCGAGAACAGGCCAAAAAATTAGGTGCCGAAACGGCATTTTCAAGCAGTGATGCGGCACAGGGGCAAGCATTCCTCGCGATGGCCGGCTTTACGCCTGAGGCCATTCAGGCTGCGTTACCCGGCGTTCTGGATACAGCTATTGCCGGCGGCGCGCTGAGCGGGGATATCTCTCTTGGTGAGACTGCCGACATTGGCGCCAGTGTGCTCAAGCAGTTTGGCTTGCAGGCAACGGATATGGGGCGTGTTGGTGACGTACTGGCCGGCACATTTACCCGTTCCAGCACAAACTTGCGCGCACTCGGCGACACAATGAAGTATACCGGGCCAGTTGCTGCCGCTCTGGGTATCAGTCTGGAAGAAGCGGCGGCGATGGCTGGTGTTCTCGCTAATAACGGGTTGCGTGGCAGCGATGCGGGGACAGCTATGCGCGCCTCTCTTACCCGACTGTCGGCACCAACCGGGGCCGCTGCGAAAGCCCTCAAGGAGCTTGGGGTAAGCGTCGCGGACAGCCGCGGTAAGCTGCGGCCTGTCGAGCAAATCCTCGGCGACCTGTATAAAGCCATGAAAAAATACGGTGACACCGATCAAATTAGCTTCTTCAAGGATATCGCTGGCGAAGAGGCAATGGTCGGGTTACAGACGCTCGTCAAATCCGTAGGAAGTGGTGATCTCCAGAGGCTTATTGCTGAGCTGAAAAAAGCACAGGGAGAGTCCGCGTCCACAGCTAAAAAAATGTCAGATAACCTCGGGGGCGACATTTCTAACCTCAGCAGCGCCTGGGAAGGCCTGCAAATCCAGATATCTGATACCGTCAACGGCCCGCTGCGTAGTCTGGTGCAATGGCTTGATGAAACTATTTCGCGCATAACAGTCTGGGTTAAGGCAAATCCCCGTCTTGCGCAAACTCTCCTCCTCGTTGTTGGCGGTGCGCTGGCGCTGACTGTCGCTATTGGCGCCCTCTCGCTTGCTGTCGGTATTCTGATTGGGCCGCTGGCAAAACTACAGCTCGGCTTCACGGTGCTAACCGGTGGTCGCGGCATTCTCGGCACCATTGCCGCATTCCGCACCCTGGGTACCGCCGCTGGCCCGGTGATGGCAAGCATGCGCGGCTGGCCCGTCGTTGTATCGGGTGTCGCATCCAGTTTCGGGAGGATCTCAGCAACACTTCCAGCTATCCGTGCAGGATTGTTAGGTGCATTTCTCGCGCCTGGTGCTGCGTTGACCACCCTGGGTAAAAACCTTGCCATGCTGATACTCAGGCTTACCGGCCTCCCTGCGTTGTGGGGGATGATTACCGGTGCGGTATCTGTGCTGGGTGGCGCACTGTCTTTCCTGTTAAGCCCGATCGGGCTGATTGGTGCGGCGTTTGTTGCGGCGGGGCTGCTGATCTGGCGCTATTGGGAGCCTATCAAAGCCTTTTTCTCTGGTTTCTTTACTGGTGTGTGGCAGGCGTTAACACCTGTCAGAGCTGCTTTTTCTGCACTGGCACCTGTTTTCTCCGCGCTGGGTAATGGCATAAAGGCTATCTGGGAGTGGTTCAAAAACCTGCTGACCCCGATGCAAACCAGTAAAGACACGCTGGATAAGTGCGCGTCGGCGGGTGAAACCTTTGGGCGGGTAATGGGTACCGCGCTTAGTGTTCTGTTATGGCCTCTCCAGCAGTTAATGAACGGCGTCAGCTGGTTGCTTGAAAAACTGGATCTCATTCCCGACGGTATCGAAAGAGCCAGGCAGCAAGCAGATAAGGCACAGAGTGCGCTGGAGGCGTCAGCAGCCGCGCTGGCCGGTCATCAGTTGCCACTAGGACTGGCTACCGTGTCCGGTGCTGGCGGCGGCAAGCCGCCTGTTATTACTGGCGATAATGGCACGCTGAGGCGCCTGAGTAACATCGCTGATAACACGAAAGCAACGGCCAACAACACGAAGAAAATTGGCCCCGGCGATATTGTCTTTAAAAACCTGCCGCGTGCGCTGGCGCTGCGTGGTCCTTACCAGGAGGCGCGTGTTATTCCGCAGCCGATACCGCGTGTGTCCGCCGCTGCGGCCGGCGGCATTCTGTCGGTGCCAACGGCGACGCAGGGGGCAACGTCTGCGCCGGTCGCCGCGTCGTCAGGTGCTGCGCCGTTCTTCCAGCTGGTCTTTAACGACGTCGGCAAACGCTCGGATCAGGAGCTGGAAAAAATGGTGCGTAACGCCGTGCGCGATGCAATGGCCAGCACCCGCAAAACTAACCGTGGTTCATTCCTTGATCGGGAGTAAGGAGGTTTTATGATGATGGTATTCGGGATGTTTGTTTTTACGCTGCGCACTGTGCCGTATCAGCAGCTGCGGCACTCGCAGGAGTGGCGTCACGTTAAAAATGATCGGGTTAATCAGTCGGCGGGCTGGCAGTACATCGGGCCCGGTGACGATACGATCACTCTTGACGGTGTGCTCTACCCGGAAATCACTGGCGGGCGGTGGTCACTGGCGGCGCTGGAGACAATCGGCTTTGCCGGTCGCCCCTGGCCGCTGATTGAAGGTGACGGGCAGATTTACGGGATGTACGTTATGACGCGTCTGGAGCGAGGAAAAACGGAGTTTGACCGCTACGGCAACCCCAAAAAGATTGAGTTCACGATCAGTCTTTCGCGGGCGGATGCGGATTTCCGCGAGAAGCTACAGACGTCGTCGGTCAGTGATGTGCTGGATGATCTCAAAACCAGCGCAACCAAAGCCGTTAACTCGGTTTCAAACTCCCTCAGTAGCCTGTTTTAACCTACAAAAAAGCCCCTTCAATAAGGGGCTTTCACTACCGGCAGATATCGCCATTCCTGACTATGGTGGTACCGCACCGCCACTTCTGACGACCTGCAGCACTGTTAATTTTGACGGTACTCGATGCTCACACCACACGCGCCCAGCACATAAGCAGGGTGTGTTCCTCGACTACGCTGAATGCCTGGCCATTGCCGAGGTTGTCTGTTTTGCCGCTGGTCGAGTGTTTGTGCGGTGGTACCGTTACTTCGTGGTCGTGCTCTCCGGCGTCATCCGTCACACCCAGCTCTTTTGGGTTAAACAGCTGACGCACATCGCCGCCAATCTCCCAGGGGTTATCTTTACCGGCCACCCCACCATGATTGTGAGTACCGCCGCGCGTGGTGGTCAGCGTTTGCTCGAGCTGTTCGCTGGTCTCGCCGCTCACGTCAATCTGCACGGCGGGCAGGTTGGCCTGCTGCAGCGTGACGGTATCGCTACCGCCGATCTGCCCGACGTTGGAACCGTCCGCTTTGCCGATGCGGATCGTTTTGTTTTCGCCGGTGTAAACCCATTGCGACCAGGGCCAGCGCTCATTGGGATTGAGATTCTGGTTAAAAAAGCGGGTGGTTCCCACCGGGTTATCATCTTCCCAGAAATCACGCTTTGCCTTTGTGATAGCGGCCTCAATGGCTTGTTGGGTGTCGGTATTTATCTGCCCGGCCACCGTGTCGGTGTAATCTTTCGCCTCGCTTTTTGCCCGGCTGACTTCTTGTACCGTTGCCAGGATCACTGACGCGTCGGCCAGCAACTGTACATCCTCGGTATTATTGACCGCGATCCAGAGGCTGACCGCCTGAAGTCGCCCTGACCCTTCTTCAAGTAGAGGTTTATAGGATGGTGCCAGGCTCGCCACCGCGAGGCATACCCCGTTATCATCATAGAGCGCAGCTTCCCGCACCCAGAACCCCCCCACCTGCGGAGGCATAATCATTTCAGCGCGAATAACGTTCGCGGCCTGGTCTGCAATGACCAAGCGGTTAAGCGGCGATCTGTATTGCTCGTTAATCAGCGTGGTCATTGACGGGTCGGGGGTTGGCGTGACGCCACCGCCATCCCCTACGGCCATAACAGTCATGCCTACTGGCTCATTGGTCAGTGCTGCTTTTGCAAATGCGCTAATGCCCTCTGCCGTCAGGTAGGTATGGTATTTCTTATCACTCATGGTTGTTCCCCTGATCCGCTTTTCATTCTCTGACGTCAGATAATTTCATAAATATCGGTACCCACGCGCTGCAATACTGGTGTGCTGCTGCCAGCAGAAAGTGTGGCGTCAGCGTTAACTGAGCACGTTGCCATAAATGCCGCCGGGGCAGCTCCCGTAAATACGACATAGGTGGCATGGATGTAACCTGATGACTGCACCCGCCCCTGTGCACCTGGTGCGATATTCTCCAGCGCGATGCCCGCAATGGCAGACCGGATGTCGCCGCTGTTCGCCCTGCGGCCATTCAGTTTGGAGGCGTTGAACGCAACTGCGGTCCCCTTCAGGATGACCGCGGCACTGGTATTCGTCAGGATTGTTTCCCTGTCGCTCTGATATACCGGGGCCGAATAGTTATATGGCGTGATGATGCTGAAAGAACGACCGGAGCTGTCGTTAAGCAGAGCGTTCAGCGCCGACACAACGGCGTCATTCGGCATTGCGGTGTAGTTTGCGGCCAGTGTCAACGTTACCGGAGAACCGCCGTCAAATATTACCGTCAGGATTTTGTTAACCACCGTGCAGTCGCCCAGTCGCTGGCCGATGAGTCCGCCAGCAACTTCACCTTTCACTGAGTGAGCGCTGAGAACGCGGGCAGGATACCCGCTGCCGCCTTTGATAATCACCGGGTTTTGCCCAAACAGCGCAGGAACAGCTGTGCCGCTTACCACAACTGAGCTTGAGGCACTGTCGATGCTGATGAGTTGCAGCGCGCGGGAATCGTTCGTTGAACGCACGGCAACCGGGGAGCAGCCATGCAGGTAAATCCTCATTTCCGAATTGCGGTCTGCTAACTGGTTGTCCAGTTTCTCCGCACGCCATGTGTTGCTGTCCACGCTAATCGCCCCCTGGATAGTGACCCCCTCCATGTTCAGAAAACTGACCTGGCCCGAACCCAGATTCTGCACAGCCAGCGCCGATATCCCGTTAGGGTCGCGGTTCCGCAGACTGCCGCCTTTAATGGTAATCCTGCATGGAGCGTCAAAATCTCTATTACTGTGGGAATAAAACGCCGTCGTCGGGCTGATGAAATCAGTATTCAGGCAGTTGATTTTCTCACCAGAATGCAATCCGCCGCCCCAGGCATGGCACGATGACCAGATGGTAACGCCGCTGGAAACAGAGTCCTGGTACGCCTGAGCCTCGGCATTACCATAATGCTCGATATGGCATCCCTCTAAATTCAGCACAGCGTTTTTTATAGACAGGTCAGGGTAGGCCTGCGCATCTGAGTGAATGGGGTATCTCATGTTTTTACATGTGATTTTCACGTTGCGGATTGTCGCTGTGTTATTGATCCATATAGTCTGGTTTAGCGGTATCTGGGCCGGATCAACGTCGGCTGGCAATTCCCCTTTTATCCACGGATTTCCTATACCGTCCACAGTGATGTATGCCGGGAAATTAATATTCCGCTCCGGGTAAATACCACTATACAGCTGATACAGGATCTGCGTTAACGCGGTGAACCCCCCACCATTTGCGGCTATAGCTGCCGCCAGCGATGTATAGTCGCCGCTTCCGTCTGGTTTAATCGTAATGGTTTTGTAATAAGCCACGCCGCCCGCAGCGTCTGAGATTTCCTTATCAATGGCTGTTTTCAGCGCGGACAGGCGAAATGACAGCATCTGATCATTCAGCGTATCGTTCAGCCCGACAACATCCAGAAGTTCGACCCTGAGATCTGTCAGTTTGAAAAGCGCAGCCGTTGTTCTGGCGATGTTTGATTTAACCTGGATGTACGGGGCAAACGTCGTCTCCTGTCCCGTCAGTGTGATCACCAGTTCAGCCCGTAACATCGAGGCATTGAGCGGCTTAACTCTCGTCATTTCTGCTGCGGTATTATTCTGGCCGGCGGACGTATTAATCCTGATGTTCGCCGTTACCGGGCTTTGCGCAGTCACGTCCCCGGAGGTTTCAAACAGCATTGAAATCCTGGCGCGCGCGCCCGGAAATTTAACCAGGGCGCGACCGTCCATAAACGGCTGAAGATAGGTGTTATTTCCCGTGCTACCGACGGGTATGGTTAGTTTTCGCTGAGTCTTATCCAGCACTCCACCATTAAACGCCTCTCCCCCTACGCTCAGGAGGTCAGGTAAAAGTGACCCCGTTGTTAATCTTTTCTGGTTCGTCTCCCTGACAATATCCCCCCGAAAATCACCATCAGATAAAAAGGCATATGAGGTGTGTTTTATCGTCAGGCTGCGCTCACTGGAGGTCGGCGTATTATCACGCAGCTGAAAATATACCGCTACCAGCTCCGAGGCATTACCTGAAACGATGTAATCAGCGCTAATCCTGAAGGTTGAGTCGTCAATGACGTAAATGGCCTCTGAGCCTGGAATTTGAGCTGCCGTTGACTGCACCCCGTCCAGTTTTTTCACCACGCCGATGACGTATGCCGAGAGTGTTTGTAAAAAACCCGGAGAGCAGGTAAACACCGCCTCAAGACGAATAACCTCCCCGGCTCGCGTCCTGTCATTATGGATGGCGTTAAATCGCCCGGTATAGGTGTTATACCCTGTGACACCCGCAGGGATAGTAACTTTCCCCGTGGAAACGTCCCGTACCGCACCATTCAACATTTCGATGAATGAAGGCAGTAGCGGCGTGAGATCATTCGTCGGCGGGACAATCCTGGCGGCGGCATGGTTATCCAGTTCCTTCGCAAAGTTACTGGTGCTCAGAACGCGATAAAATGCAGAGTGGGTATAAAACGTTAATTGCTCTGCGGCCACTGAGTTAATTTTATATTGCAGTGCAACAGAGATATTTACCGACGCCGCATGAATATCGGCCTCAATAATCACCGCCGACTCGGTATCTGACAGGCTGTACACTTCCATTACCGGACGCGATATCGCTTCGTTGTCCTGCCAGGCGTAACGAACAAACTGCGCGGGATCGCTGACAGCATCCCCGAGCGCAGCGGAATGCCTGATACCGAAGATAAACAGCACCCGGCTTCCCGCCATCTCTGCCAGCATTGACGGTGTAAAGGTCACGCGAGGTGATACGTAAGTGTTATACCCTGTCACCCCGGCCGGAACAGAAAAACCGCCATAGTATGGCGAGGGGCATTCATTCAGGCCATTCCATCCTGTGGCCCCGTTGAGCAACTCACCGGAAAATGACATTTTTGCCGGGATTTTGCTGCTGGTTGCAGCCTCCAGCCCTCCACGATGAAGGGCCTTAGTTACCATGGCAGCTGAAGGCTGAGTGGTGACTCTCCTGGCAACACCATCCTTATTTTCATAATAGATAAATGAATATTCCAAACCCTCACCCTGAGCGACACGAAAAATTCTCCCCGCAGGTGTCCCGGCAATGCCCGCGATTGTCCCGTCCGGGTCATCGTCGGATACATAAAAGGTATATTCCGCCGCATCATTAAAGCTCTCAATCATCGCTTTAAGGTATTGGGTTCGGTCAGCAAGCTGCTGCGCCTGTTTATTGGCCGTGCCGGATGCGCCGCCCTCCACCCTGTCAGTACGCGCAATCTGATATATGGCGTCAGCCCAGTTTGTTTTTTCAAATATGTTCGTCATTTTCTTTTCCTGAGAAATAAACATTGCCACTGAATGGCTGACTGCCGTCATAAATAATGCTGCCGTCTGGTTTGTACCCTGCCGGATATACCGCTATTTCATCGCCTTCAAAAACAACCGCCCCCGCCCAGGCGCTCCCCTGCGCACTGACTGATAATGTCAGTTGTGATATGTGACGGCTCACCGGCTTTGCATCGCCGATCAGGCGGTTTAATTCGTCCAGGGTCTTCGGTGTTAATCCGACCTCGTTTACGTCCACCTCAAGCCGGAAGGTACCAGGTTCATCGCCGACGTCGAACCACTCCGCGAACGTGGCAGAAAATCCCATATCCTCGATCACCCGTCGAACGGCGGCGCGGGTGCCTTTTCGGCGATGTAGCCAGTACGACTGCTGAATCGCCGCCACCTTTCTGGAGGCGGGCCAGCTTCTGTCCCACCGGTCTACCGACAGCGCCCATGCGAGATACGGCAACAAATCGACCGGGCACGCCGTCGGCGTCCACAATGTGCCAAGCGCCACCGTAATGGCCGACAGTCTTGACGATGCGCTCTCGGCGCTGCGCATCCATGCCGTTGAAGATGGCGGGAGAAGTGAGTTATTCATCTGTCCCTCCGTTGTCTACGGTGTAACCGGTATTGCGTGCAGCCTGGGTGTTGTCGATCTGCAGATCTTCCGCAGGTGTATTAATCACCACGCGCTGAACCCCCTGAACGTGCAGGGCCGCCGAGATAGCAGATCGAACAATATCGCGACCAATTTTCTTATCGTTATCAGCAAGAAACGTCTGAAGTGACGCCATTGCCGCATTAATAATCGGTTCCGATTCCGGGCCAGGATACAGGTACAGAGTGGCGTCAATCTCGTACTCGACGATCTCCGCGCTTTGCACCGTGACCCTGTCTCCCAGGGGTCGTACCTCCTCATCGTTGACGGCGGCGGCGACAGCGGCCAGCAGCGCCGCCGACGCAGTGCCATCACCTTCTGTGGACAATACCGCCACCACCACTTCGGCCGGTGACGGGCTGGTTGCCCGCGCATCAGAGACCTGGCCGCTGGCGCTGCGGGCAAAATACTCATAGGCCGCAGACGGCCCGGCAACGCTCATCCCCTCAAACGCGGCTTGCGCGCGCAGGCGCAGGGCTTCATCACCTTCCGTTACTGCGTCCGCCGTATCGGTCGCCGCAGTGATAACCAGGCGCTCCGTGTCCAGATTGGCGGCGATATTGTCCAGATCGTCGCCAGTGGCATGACTCAGCATGCAGGCGGCTGCCCCTTCGTTGATGCGCTGGCGTAACAGCAGCTCACGGTAGGTCATCGCCTGAGCGATGATGGTTAACGGCTCCGATTCCAGCGTCAGCGCCGCCGCAACAGCAGCCTGCTGATCCTCCGGGAATGCGGCCACCATTACCGCTTTTACCTCAATGAGGATGGTCTCGAAGTCCAGCGCCTCAATAATGGTCGGCGATGGCAGCTGCGACAGGTCAATTGTTGGCATTGGCATCTCCCTTTAACGTCACCGAGCGGGTGCTCTTTTCCATCGTTTCGGTCAGCATGCCGGACAATTCAGCGGTCACCGTGCCACTGGCGGAGTACGTCACATTGATGGTGTCCAGTACGATGCGCGGCTCCCATGCCGCCAGGGCGATCACCGCCGCGCTCATCAGTTGCAGGCGGGTCACATCGTTTTTCGGGCTGTCGATAAGGTCAGGACACAACGAGCCGTAGTTACGGCGCATCAGGCGACTGCCGACCGGCGTCAGCAGAATGTCGTTAACCGACTGCCACACATGATCTTCATCAGCCAGGGTGCCTGTGCCGGCCGCGTTCATACCGCGATAGCGTTCTGTCATTTTGTGCCCACCGTCCAGTCGCCGCCGCGTTCAACCTCGCCGTGATTGTGGTCATCCACCTGCACGCCGTTAGATTTGAACGCTCCGCCGGTGTGATTAAAATTGCCGCGCATTTCCCCGCCCTCGGAAATATCGAGATTTTTCGCGCGCAACAGGTTGGTGCAGTCCACCTCCGGCGTATCCAGGGTTATTTTGACTGACGCTTCAACCACTGCAGATTGAATACCCTTCACCTGCAATGCGCCTGCCTCCGCGTCGTAGCGAAACGTCGCGCCGTCCGGGGCGGTCACCACCATTTCATTACGCGACGCGCCCGGCGCCGGGTTATCGTCGCTATAGAGACTGCCGCCGATAAAGGCAACGTCGGTATTGCCGCCCAGGCACAGAAACCAGACCTGCTCGCCAATGGATGGCGGCACCCAGACTTTAAACGCCCCGGCCCGCTGCGCGTTCCAGCGTAACCAGGTGGTTTCCAGCTCACCGCTTTGCACGCGAACCCGCCATTTTTCCTCGTCGATCTCCGTCACCGTGCCGGTGCGGGTGATGTTCTCAATCAGTCGAAGCAGCCCGGCAATCTCCATCAGCTCACCCCCAGCGAGTCAATCACCTGGCGGGCTATCGCCATGCGGTCGGCCTTACTCAGGCCCAGCAGCTCACGGCGGGGATAGGTGCCCATTGCGCCGCTGTCGTTAATTTTGTCGCGCAGGCCGAATTGATGGACGCGGGCGATACGTGCAGCCACGCCGGAAAACCCCACCTCTGCGCCGTCAGGTGTAGCGCTGGCCTTGAGAAAGCGAGCTGTACGCAGTCGGCGAAACATCTGCTCTCGTTTGGTCGTATTCCGACTGGCTGGTCTGAAGCTGATATCGAGGTAACGTTCAATTTCTTCGCGATAAAACGAGCGCATATCCCCTCTGTCGATATCAAATCCGGTTAGCATGCGCCCGTGGCGCCCGCGAGTGGCCCGCCAGTTGCGAAGTTGGCGGGTTTCCCCCTGCCAGATAAAACGCATGCCCGCCTGCGCGCGCAATATCCGCTGCTTGCGTTGCGGGTACTTCGCCCCGTCCGGCGCCTCTTGTCTGCCGATGCGCTGGCTTTGGCTCCGGCGCAGTGTAGTTCCGATACTGCGGGCGGTACGCTGGCGCCCGGTCGGAGACATGCCCGACAGGATGGTCGCAAACACTTCATCAAGCTGCTGAAACAACGCGTCGTTATTGCTCATACAAGCGCGCCCCCGGACTCCGGATCAAAGACCATCTCCCACTCGCCACCGTTGAAGCGCGGACTCGACTCGGCAAGGTGTTCTGCCTTCGGAGTGCCGCTGTCGCTGGTCACAATGACGCGCTCCCAGACCGGTACCTTAAACAGAATGTCGGCGACGTCGTCATTGACGATCTCGGCGTCAAACTCTACCTTGCGGTTATTGTCGGGATTCAGCAGCAGATCGGGCTGCTGCTGCCATACCCACGCCAGCAGCGGCAACATGAGATCGTCCACCTGGTCGGGAAAATCCATCGCCAGCACCTGAATGGTGTAGTGGTACATAAACGACGCTTCGCCGGTCGCCTCGATCTGGATGTGGCCCTTCTCCACCCAGACCGTGATTTGTTCCGGGTTGGCTTTGCACCAGGTGTTACCGGCAGTCAGCGCTGCACGCAGTAGTTCGGCTTTTTTCACTTTATCCCCCTGGCAATACGCCGCAGTTCCAGTTCACGGATCCCCGCCTTATCGGCGTTGCAGGTATCCAGCGCGTCAAGTAATGAATCAGTCCAGACGGCAAGCCCGCCCCACGTCATCGGCCTGGCCGGTGGTGGCGGAACGTCAGTTTTTGCCGTCAGGCTTTCGGGTAAGGGCTCCTGAATAATCTGCGGCGGTGATCTCTTCTGCTCGCTGGTACAGGCCGTCAGCGACAGTAGCGCGCACAGTACCAACAGCGCAGAGGTCGCCGGCCAGTGCGGTTTTGATGTTTTCACGTCGGTGCTCTCCCGTTGCGGTGCGCTGCTGGTTTAATTTCTTCAGTCCGGCTTCCACCTGGTTGACGTCCTGGCGTAGCGCCCTGACCTCGGCCAGCACGTTGCCGGTCTGTTTCAGTTCTTCCCGGGTGTCGGTCAGTGATTGCTCTGCCTGTTCGCGCTTATGGCTTTGCCACGCAAGGCCGCTGACAGCGGCGATCAGCAGGGCAAACATCACGATGGCAAGAATGGCTGTCGCTCTCATTTCGCCCCCTTCAGCGCCGGATCGGATAAACACCAGGCTTTGAACTCTTCCCGACGGTTGACCAGCCCTTGCAGGCGCTTGCCGCCAGAGTTCACAAAGTCCGTCAGTCGTTCGCAGACGCCCCGCCAGTTTCCCGCCTGTGCATGGCGCCAGAGGGTGGTTCTGACTTTCTGGCCTTTGGCGTTGGTGTACCAGCCCAGCCCGGTACAGCCGACGTTAAAGGTGCCGTCGGTCATGCTCTCGAAGACCTTCTGCGGTGCGGCGACACCATTAAACTCGCGGTTCGTGCACTTTTCGGCGCGCATCAAATCGTTAACCCAGCGCTCGGCAATCTCGCCCTCGGCGTACTGGCGATTCTCCACCTTTGAGGTGGAGCCAAGGCCCACCGTCAGCACACCCGCCGGGCAGTAATACGGGGTCTTGCTACAGTCCTCGTACTTCGCCATCTTCAGCTGTGCCTCCGGGCTGGTTCGCAGCGCCTGCGGCCACAACGTGGCGGCCAGCGAGATGATCGCGGCGATGGAGCAGGCGATAATTCCCTTTTTCATCGCGGCGCCTCCCTGATGGAGCGGATCAACTCTTTGACGTCCTGGCGGTTCTCGGTGTCGTCGCGGATGGCGTCGATCAGTTCGTTCAGCAGCGTGTTATTGGTCTCCTGAATGCGCGCCATCCGGCGGCGGTGCATCTCGCCCAGCGCAGCGGCGGCGATACCAATCAGGATGCCGGCGGCGGTGAGCCAGTCCTTTTGCGTCATGACGCCAACTCCCGTCAGAAACGTTGACCAGGAGTACGTCACGCCATTCCAGATACGGTTAATTAAGTCCATAGCTGTACGGTCTCCTGCGTCGCGGTGGTACTGATTTCCGGCAGCTCCACCACCTGGCCGGCGTCGAGAAATATCTGACCGGCCAGCGCTTTGTTAGCGGCGAGGACTACCTCAGTCACGCCCTGCGTGGTGCCGTAGTGCCGCTGACATAACAGGTCTACCGTGTCGCCCTGCAACGCTTTGACTTTCATCAGAACGCCTCCGCAGTATTGCGCACGGTGCCGCGAATGTCGGATATCGCCCAGCGCGCATCGCGCCACATATCATCAGCCTGAGATGCCAGCGCAACGGCGCGTTTCTCGCCCGCATCACCGGTGGTATCCACGTCCCGGTTCGTGCCGAGGATGTGCGCACGGGCGATGCTGAATACCGCGCGGCGGTAGCGATGAACCTTCACGCTCTCGCTGTTCACCTTGACCGCGGGTACGTCGGCAAGGCTGGCGTAACCTGCTTCCAGCTGGACAGCCTGCCAGTCAGCGAGCTGATCGAGAGTGTGGGATACCCCTTCAATAACGGCTTGCTTCAGGCGCGAGGTCGTCACCGCGCCATTAATGCGCATCTCCATGCGCACATCGCTCAGGGCGATTTCCGGCCAGAACGTCCCGGCGGTGACTTTCTCGCCACCGTCGTCAGTGTCCGGCACATCCTCCGAGGAGGGGGTAACAGTGCGACCGGCTACAAGGCTCATCGCGTCGTCTCCTGAATAGGTGGCGGTGAGCGAGCGGAGAAAAGAAAACGCCATGCGTTGCAGATCTCCGCCCGCGCCGCCAGCGCACGGGGCGCAAGTCGGTTATTTTTTGGCGGCAGGTGTCTTTTTCGCTGTTGTTTTGCGCGCTGCCGGCTTCCGGGTTGTGCTTTTGCGGGTGGTTTTGGTCTCTGTGGCGCTGGCCGCTACCGCCGGAACTGACGATGTTGCAGCTTCGCCTGTGCCGTCCGCTGCGGAGTCACCCCCAGCATCGCCGGTGCCTTCTGCGTCGCTACCACCATCAGAACTATCGCCACCATCGGTGCTATCGGTGCTATCGGTGCTATCGTCACCACCGCCGCCCGCCGCTGCGGCGGCTTTTTTCACCACGCGAGCAAGGCGCTCAATCTCTTTTTTCACTCCGGCGCCAGCATCCAGCGTCAGCGCCTGGCGCAACAGTGCCAGCGCAGTAGTCTGCTCTTCGGTTGTGCCGTTACGCAGCGCAAAGGCGCGGGCTTTACAGAGCTTGGCGCGAACCACGTCGGGCATATCGCTGCCGGCGGTGAACTCTGCAACCTCATCGAGCACCGCCAGATATGGCGTGACGTCGGTGGTATCGTCGGCCTTGACCTGCACCAGGATCGGATCGCAAATCTCATCGACCAGAACAGTTGCAGCGGTACGGTTGAAGCGGTCGGGCATCAGCAGGCCATGTGTAACGACATAGCGGCCAATGCGGGCGGCCAGTGCGTAGTCGCCAGCATCGATCGCCCAGACCATCAGGGTGACAATCACCTCATCCTGTCGGCCGCTGTCGCCGTCGAGCGTGCCCTCGATCCAGCCCTCGTAATGCGGCAGCAACTGGCGTTTCATCGCCGCTTTCGCCTGGTCAGACTGCACTCGCTTTAATGCACTCTGATCCATGCGCAGCCGGTGCATGATCTGCTCGTGCGCCGTCCGCGCGGTATCGGACTGCTCGTCGGTCTTGCCATGACGTTCAGCCATGACCCTCTGAAAATGTTTTTGTGCCGGTGTCAGCATTGTTTCTTCCCCGATAGAAGGCGGGCCGAAGCCCGCCAGTGCGCGGTTACTCGCCGCCCGGTGCTTCGGCAAAGGTGATGCCGTCGATAAAGGCCACCGCGCCGTAGTCTTCCACGATGAAGTCATCGTTTGAGGACTGGTACGTTGCCACGCGGTTGTATTCCGGTTCCTCTTTGATCGCCCGGCGCAGGCCGCCGCGCTGGTAGTAGATAGAGAGGTTTTTAAACGGCGTGATGAGGATGGCGTTACCCGGCATGTAAGGCGCGATAAAGGTCGGCATGTTGCCTACGCGCTCCTGCGCCACAATCAGCTGACCGGCCAGCATTTCGGTGTTCGGGTTGGTCTGGCTCATGGCGTTGATGGTCGGGAAGTTGCTGGTTGTCAGCAGATCGCCGGACAAAATCACCACGTTGTCAGGGTTGCGCTTATGCCATTCATCCATGAGGCTGTTTTTGGCGTCATAGACCGCAGCCGCTACGTTGCCGTAGGTGCCCTCGGCGACAATGGCGTTGTTCTGATTGCGCGAGGTGATCGTCACGCCGGTAATGCGACGGTGCGCCGCTTCGTTGCGGATTTTTTGCAGCCAGCCGACACCGCAGTCCTGCAACAGTGGATTCGCTGCGCGATCTGACGGGTCGGTGTAGCTGGTACCGTTAAAGCCGATCATGATGCGGTCAAGCGACATCTGGCGGGCCATCGCAGAGCTAATCAGCGGCTGGAAGTTCGGCTGATGAGCCCACGCATCCATTTGCGCGTAACTGACGGCGTGGTCGTAGTTGGTTTTGCGGCACAGATAGTTGTACGGATCCATCTGGTCGTTAGCGCCTGGATTACGGCGGTTGGTGGTGCTGTTGTTGACGCCCGCCAGCGGGCCTTTGCTGCCGATCAGGATTTTCTGGCCGATCTGCTCTTCAACACCAAAGACGTTGATCAGTCTCAGGAAAGCGTCATCCTGCTGCGCGGCCGCTTCAAGGCGTTGCTGCACGGTCGGATCAACGCTGAATTGCGCCGCGACGGCGGCGGCGGTGACGCCGTTCAGCTGCGCCTGACGGGCAACGTAGCCGTCAAAGTGCCTGCGGGTGGAGTTTCTCATGTGCGGGTTCTCTCGTTATGGATATCAGTAGTCAGCGAGCTGCGCGTTCACACCGCCGTTCGCTGGCTGGCGCTGGCTGAAATTGCCGTCCGTCCCTTCAAGCTGCTGACGCAGCGCGGCAAGGTCGGTGGTCAGCTTCTGGATGGCGGCTTTGTCCTGCTGGCGCTCCTGCTCGATGGTGCTGAAGCGGTCGAGCTGGTCGGACTGCGATTGCGCCACGGCTTCAACGACCTGATGCATCTGGCTGAAGCGTTGATCGTCAGTTTTCTGGCCTTTGCTGATAATGCCCATCACGCGGCTATACCACTTCGCGCCCTCGTCGCTGCGTTGAGCGGTCAGCTCAATGACCTCGGCTTCAATGGCTTCGGTGAACATCGGCGGTTCTGCCTGCTGGTTGTTGAAGGCCATCACCGATGCGCGGTGCTGCGCGGCAAACCTCAGGCGTTCGGTGCCGAGACTTGCCGGCGTATCGGTCATCGCCAGCCCCACGACGTAGGCCTTGCCGTTAAGGGCAAATTGCGGATGCAGCTCAATGCTGGAGTAGACCTTCTCCCCCTTATTGGTCATCTGCACCATGCGATCAGACGGTTCAATTTCCGCATACAGCGCCGTGCGACCGGCCAGCGGCCCTTCGGTAATGTCCTCGGTGCTGAGTGCTACCACATCGCCCATCGCGCCAAAGTCGCTGCCGGGATACATGGAGAGATAGTGCTCGATGTTGACGCGTGCGCCGTACACTTCCTGGCTGTAGTTCGCCGCCGCATCGCGAAGGTGTTGCGGCTGAATTTCGCGGCCATCAACGGTATTACCGGAGACGGCAACGCGGAATTTCTTACGGGGTTTGGTTGTGCCTGCCATGTTCGTTTACTCGCTCGGTTTCTGAGTTCCCGGTGATGATGGCAGGCGGTGACGCACGCGCTCAACGCGTTGTTGTTGTGAGGGAGCTGTCACAACCAAAAGCGGGCGAAAGGGCACGCGCGCGCGGGTTAATCTCCCCGGCAGGAAGCGAGGAGGATTAATGGCGATTGAAGAAGCATTCATCATGCAACGTGCGCGGCAGCTCTACTGGCAGGGATACCCGCCGGCGGAAATCGCGCGCCTTATGGGTATCAATCAGAACACGATTTACTCATGGAAAAAACGTGACGAATGGGACGCCACGCCACCGATTCAGCGCGTCACGACGTCCATTGATGCACGACTGATCCAGCTCACCAGTAAGAACACAAAGACCGGGGGTGACTTCAAGGAAATTGACCTGCTGACGCGACAGCTCAAAAAGCTGGATAACGGCACACCAGCGACGCAGCCGAAGAAGAAGATCCGCAAGAAACAAAACTTCTTTTCAGAAGCGCAGATCTCCGCGCTGCGTGCCAGCATCATCGACTCACTACACTGGCACCAAAAAACCTGGTATGAGAACCATCACCACCGTAACCGGGCGATCCTGAAAAGCCGACAGGTTGGCGCAACCTGGTACTTTGCCCGGGAAGCGCTACTGCGTGCGCTGTCTGATGACGTGAAGTACAAGCATCAGCTCAACCAGATATTTCTGTCGGCCAGCCGTCGCCAGGCGTACCAGTTCCGCAGCTTTATTCGCGCCGCTGCTGCTGAGGTTGATGTTGAGCTAAAGGGCGGCGACATGATCCAGTTGTTCAACGGCGCGGAGCTGCACTTTCTCGGCACGTCAGCTGCAACCGCGCAGTCGTACACCGGCAACCTGTACTTTGACGAATTTTTCTGGGTCGGGCAGTTTGCCAACCTAAAGAAAGTGGCCGGCGCAATGGCGACCCTGAAGGGGTTGACGCGTACCTACTTCTCGACGCCGTCGGCAGAGAGTCACGAGGCGTACCCCTTCTGGTCTGGTGAGGCGTTCAACAAAGGCCGCAGCCACGGTAAGCGCGTGGAGTTCGACACGTCCTGGAAGGCGCTTAACGGTGGGTTGATGTGCCCGGACAAAATCTGGCGCCAGATCGTCACGTTGCAGGATGCGGTCGATAACGGTTGGGATCTGACTGATATCGACGAAATCCGCGAAGAAAACAGCCCGGAAGAATACGACAACCTCTACGCCTGCACCTTCATCAAGAACGGTGAAACCGCCTTTGACTACAACATGCTGCTGAGCTGCGGCGCAGACGGTTACGACGAGTGGCCGGACTGGAAACCTTACGCCATGCGCCCGATGGCCGATCGCCCGGTGTGGATTGGCTACGACCCCAACGGCTCCAGCGGCAAAGGCGACAGCGGGGCAATCTCTGTTAACGCGGCGCCACTGATCCCCGGTGGCAAGTTCCGCACCATTGAAACCATTCGCGTACGCGGCATGGAGTTTGAGGCGCAGGCCGCCATGATTATTAACATGCTCACGCGCTACAACGTGCAGCATATAGGTATCGACGGCAGCGGCATTGGTGAGGCGGTTTACCAGCTCGTGAAGAAGCGTTTTCCGGCGGCGGTGTGCTACCAGTTCTCGCCAGCCAGCAAGCGCATGCTGGTACTGAAAATGCTGCAACTGATCCGCGCCGGCCGCTGGGAGTATGACCGCGGCGAATATGATCTAATCACCGCTTTCTGCGCCGTGCGCAAAGTGGTCACGCCTGGTGGCGTCATCACTTATGACACCGACCGTGCCCGTGGTGTGAGTCACGGCGATCTTGCCTGGGCGACCATGCTCGCCACAGTTAACGAGCCGCTGGGTCAGGAAGGCGGCAACACTATGACTGTTATGGAGTACTGATGAGCAGACGAAAATCCCCGCGCGGCAGGCAGTATGCCAGAGAGCAAGCTGACCTCGCCGACGCGCTGAAGTCAGCCCCCGGCCTGAGCGCGTTCACGTTCGACGGCCCCTGGCCGGTGACCGGTGCTCATGACCTGCTGGATAACATGTACTGCGCCAACAATGGCCGGTACTACGAGACACCGATCAGCTGGTACGGACTGGCCCGCCAGTTCGGCTATGCGAGCTGGCACCAGTCGGCGCTGTTCTTCAAACGTAACGTGCTGGCCGGATGCTTTATCCCGCACAAACTGTTATCGCGCCAGGCGTTCAGCGCCTTTGCGCTCGACTGGTTTGTGTTCGGCAATGCGTACCTTGAGATGCGGCGCAACCGCCTGCATGGACCAATGGGTTTTCGTAACTCGCTGGCGAAGTACACCCGGCGCGGTTCCGACCTCGACACCTACTGGTTTATTCAGTCCGGGCTCGACGATCATCAGTTTGAAACTGGCTCGGTGTGCCATGTGATCAACCCCGACATTCACCAGGAGATCTACGGCATGCCGGAGTATTTCGCCGGTCTGCTGTCGGCCAACCTGGCCCACTCCGCCGACAAGTTCCGCAAGCTCTATTACGACAATGGGTCGCACGCCGGCTGTATTGTCTACGTCAGCAGCGCAGTGGCTGACGGGGAAAGCCTGGAGAACCTGAAGAAGACATTGACCGATACCCGGCGCGGTGGGGCATTTAAAAACATTCTGCTGAGTGCGCCAGGGGTTGGCAAAGACGCCGTGCAGATCCTGCCGTTCAGTCAGATATCGGCGAAGGATGAGTTTGTCGGGGTGAAGTCTTCCACGCGTGACGACATGCTTGCGGCTCACCGTGTGCCGCCGCAACTAATGGGTGCCATACCTGAAGGCAACGGATCATTCGGCGATGTCGAGAAGGCGGCGAGGGTATTCGCGGTCAACGAACTGACGCCGGTGATGGAGGCGATGAAGCATGTTAACGACTGGCTCGGCGAAGAGGTGATCCGCTTCAACCCTTACGCCCTGCTGGAACCACCGAAGTGATCTGAAGGTACCGCACTGCCATTCCCGGCGGTGCGGTTCCGACCTGTAGCATCACCATTCCCGGCCATGTCGGCCAATCTGCAAAACCTCAACGTCATATCCCCAACTAGACGCCGCCAGCGCCATTCTGGCGGGCTTTTGCCTGCGCGCTCGCTAGTTGCAACGCGAAAGTGCGCGCCCGGCAGGCGGCTTTTGGCGAGGTATGCAGCCCCCTTCCCTACCCCCAAAGCGCGCGCTTGCTCCCCCGCCTCGCCTGCGCGCGTTACTACCCCATTTTTGTGCACTTTCCGAATGGCAGCAAAGCCGCGCCATACACGGTGCGGCACATCTTTTAGTTACCTTGAAAAATTGTGCAATTTTGCGCAAAATCATGCACTAAATCACAATTTAATTCTTGTGAACTCTATAAATGTAATAATCTATAATCATTCTACTTTTTTTTGATTTTTCCACCATGTAACATTGCTATCATTTTCATCCACTTATTAAGAACTCCAATGACAAACTATGATTTTAGAGCACTCAATAATGAAGAGTTTGAAAGACTAGCTACTGACCTCTTAAGCAAGAGAGAAAATCTGCTTATTGAGCGTTTCAAATCAGGAAAAGATGGTGGAATTGATGGTCGTTTTTATCACTCTGGCGAAGTAATAATCCAAGTTAAACACTACGTTAAGACTGGTTATAGTGGATTATTAAGTAAACTTAAAAGCGAAGAAGTTGCTAAAGTTGAAAACTTAAAACCTAATCGATACATTTTCATCACAAGCGTTGGCTTATCCCCTGCTAACAAAAAAGAAATCTTCGATTTATTTGATCCTTACATTCTAAGCAATAATGATATAATTGGTCCTGAGCATCTGAATGATCTTCTAACACTTTACCCAGAAATAGAGCGAAACCATTACAAACTTTGGCTTTCAAGTACAAACTTTTTAATGACTCTGCTAAATAATGCTGCAATTCAAAGTAGTAACTTCCTAATTGAAGATGCTAGAAAAGAATCATACAAATTCATCGAAACCAAGCAATTACAAAAAGCATTAGACATTTTAGATGAAAGTAAAGTAGTGATCATCACTGGTTTACCTGGCGTTGGTAAAACCACTCTTGCAAAACAAGTGATGCTTATGCATTGCAATCGCGACTATGAGATTTACCATATTGAAGAATCAATTTCGGAAATAGAATCTATATATTTTAAAGAGAGAAAGCAATTTTTCTATTTTGATGATTTCCTCGGCGCTACTCTTTTAGAAATTTTTAGTAGAAACTCTGATTCTAAAATCGTTCAGTTTATTAAAAAAATCATTGCAGACAAAAACAAAAAGATGATTTTGACGTCCCGAACAAACATATTAAACAGAGCTAAAAATCTCAGTGATATTTTTAATATAGAAAAAATTGAAAAAAAAGAATTTGAGATAAATGTATCAGATCTTACTGATATAGAAAAGGCTGATATACTTTACAATCATGTTTGGCATAGTTCATTACCGCAGGAGTACATTGATACTTTTTATGAAAACCGTAATTATTGGAAAATAATACATCATCCAAACTTTAATCCACGGCTTATATCGTTAATTACAGATAGCGATCGAGTATTAGGAATCGATAGTTCAAATTTTTGGTCATATATCGAAAATTCATTAGACAATCCAGAAATGATCTGGTCGCACTGCTTCAATAATCAAACACGTGAAGAAGTCCTTGATCTAGTTTGCCTGGTTGTTTTTAATGCTAATAACATTGAAGAACGGGACTGTAAAAATGCATTAAAGCGCATTTTCAGTATCAAATATAAAAATAACTTTCACTCTAAAGTAAGCAAAATAGATGAATACATAAAAGAGTCAATAAAATCAACACTTAACAGAAGTCTGACACAGCTAAATCAAAATATAATAATAAGACTGACACCATTCAACCCATCTGTGTCTGACTATATCATCAATCGCTATGCTACTGATGATACCTCTCTTGCACTTTATTTTTCAGCACTTAATACAAATCAATCAATTAACACTTTATTCTCTTTACATAGCAATAGAAAAATCAATGCAGACGTATTTGTTTCAGTACTTGAGTCAGTACTCAATGCAGTTGATCTTAAATGCTTAAATGATTACTCAATTCATCTTCTTCATTCGATCATACATTCCAATTTAATCTCCACCAATAAAAACAGAATGGTTTACCCGAGCTTATTTTTAAATATTAAAGAAGAATATCTCAGTTACGATTACGAGGTTGGAGAGTGCGTGTTATGGGCTGTAAAAAATGCTCCAAGTCTATTTTCAGACCAATTCATCTCTGACTTTATAAATTATGCCATAAGGTCCAGCTGGAGATATACTCTCAACCATGACGATTACCTCCCGTTAGCTCACTTAATTAATCTTAGACCTGCAATGAAAGGAGAGGAAGTTACTCATGAGCTAATGGAACATATCAAAGGATATTGGCATGAGAATTATGACGAACATTTATCCGGAACAGGAAAAATCCAATCATTAGATTATGACGAAAGATCTAGAGCTGATGACATTGCATATGACATGCTACAAGATTTAATTAATGAATACGATTTGCCATTTGAGAACAATGAAATTGAATATATGTATAGTAAAGTCGATGCGTCTACATACCTCTATGACTCATACGATTATGATGAGGATGAAAGAGATCACTTCCATAGTCACAGAGATGAAAAAGAACATAGCGAAAGCTATATAAACGATTTATTTCAAAAACATTAACTGATTTCATAACTTACAATATTGGCATACGTGAAAAAGATAATCGCATAAATGCACAGACCACCGGTGGCCAGCCGGTGGGCTGATGTTGAGAAATTAGAATGCACAGCTAATTAGTTCAAAAATTATTTTTCAAAAGATTTCATTGTGGTGCTGCATCGTCAATTCCCTTTTCCAAAATTCCCATTTGGATCACACAAAAGTCCACAACAGCCCCAACCATTTCGGAGTCTCTTTCATAGTCCTGCCGCAACTCTGCCCTGCTGTAACTCATCTTTTGACCCTTATATTCCCAATCCCAGAGCATCGTTAAAATTGGGCCGTTCCTTTCAAACCGCACACGAGCTTCCGGTTTAACTTTTCTGGCCTCCATCGTAAGTTGTCCTTCAATTGTCATATCCATCACCTCTAAGTGTTTATCGACTATCTCAATATAGCCGATGTAACTGCCTGTTACTTACAGCCGACAAATGCAGCTTTCATTCTTTTCACGAGTTGGCTTGTTTTCTGCTTCGCCGCTATCACCTGCGACGGCAGTTGATCCGCGCAGGACGCAGCGCGGTTGCGCGATACCAGTCGCCCATCCAGCAAAGTCATAGCAAGAGCGCCCCACGCAGCGCCAGCAGTTCACCGATCTGCTACTTTATTACGGATAGCCCAGCCCTCTCTTCCCGTTCCGGATGGCGTTTTTTACGCTTACTTAGCACACCGCTATTAAGCCGCTGTACCAGTTCTCACTTATCCTGCCGCTAAAGCGCATCAAAATTCACCGTCTCACTCACTTTGCGATCTGCATTTCCTATATCAGCGCATGAAAATATAGGGCTTTATTGACAATATAGGGGTTAAGCCCTATATTGTAGTTATTCCGAGTTTCGGGATGCGTTCTTTAACAATTTACCTTTGAGGTTCGTCATGACGACAAACATTCAATGGACTGGTAAGGCCGTTAAGGACTTACGCTCGCTACCATCAAAAGATCAAAAAGCTGTTCGCGAGAAGGTTAACGCGATGCAGTCATATCCTGACCTGAAGGGGCTTGATGTTAAAAAGCTCACTGATAGTGATGGTAAGTATCGACTGAGGGTTGGGAATTACAGAGTGTTGTATGCCTTAAGCAACAATGCCCCTGTAGTGATCGAGATTCAGCGCATCTTGCGCCGAACGTCCACGACATATTGATGAGTGGCGGGGGAAACCCCGCCCCGTCAACTCAAATGGTAGATGTTGAAGAAAAAAATTTTAATTTCAATCAAACAATTAGGAGAATTTAGATGCCAAAAATTATATCAAGTGGTCTACGCAGTCGAAGACGCATAAGTTAAAAATCTTTGTTTTTTAACAATCTACGTAGGACTAAAGAGTGATGGCTAACATTCAATTCATCACAGACAGTAGAGGGAAAAGAATTTCTGCTGTCGTGCCGATTGAACTGTTCGAAAAACTGACCCGTGATAGTGATATCGCAGAGTTATACGAGCCTGTTCAAAACGAAACCGGCACATCTGATAACGTTCGATACCCAAACGAAGTTATCAACATTCTTTCTGAGAAGGGTTGCACCATGCAGGCTGCATGGCGTGTTTACAGAGGCTTGACGCAAAAACAAGTCGCTGAAGCACTGGGAATTAAGCAATCTACAGTGTCCGAGTTCGAAAAGTCTGAGCGTCCTCGCAAAGACAACCTTGAACGGCTAGCTACACTGTACAAATGCAGTCCCGAGCAACTAACGCTCGAGTAGTAAGTAAATATGCCCCGGCAACGGGGCATTTCTATTTATCCTTTCTAACTCCATTGAACAGCCGAATCGCACTTACCTCCGTCACCGCTCAGACAACACTGACCTAATTCAAAACTCACTTAACCGCCTGAAGCCAGCGGCTAACTAATGTCTCTGCCTTGTGTCGTGCCAGCGTCTTGCGCCAGTGCTTATCTGCACCGGTCACAATCAATTCACCCGTTACCGGTTTAGCCCGATATGTCGTATCAAGTGCCGTTACTTCTCCCCCTTGAGCCAGCTTCATCGCCTGTACCGGATTGATTGAAATTTTTCTCATCTTCGCCCATCCCATAATTTCCTTGGCCAGGGATTCAACTTCCTCGCTCACCGCGCTTTCTTCCTGGCGAAGAGCATGTGCTGCCTTCATATAGCTTTCAGCCCTAGCCCGGTCATAATCGGTGCAATCACCGGCAGTAATGCTTAATGCAAGCGTCTCATACTGATCAGCAGATGAAACACGCTGATTTGATTTGTGGTTTCTGATGTCTTCCTCAATCTGTTTTCTCTGATCTCGGCTTAACTGACCGATTTCAAATTGCTCTGGCTGCATTTCGCCAGCTGGCACAGTCAGATCTGGCGGATAGACAGGCGGCGATACTGTTTGTTTTTTGTACACCGTACAGTTATTGACACGAGTCCTAGAGGGCGCAGACGCGCCCGGAAGGTCAAAATCAAAGTCAACTGCCTGCCCGGAGTCGTCTAATACCTCCGGTTTCTTGCGCACGATGCAGTAAGAATGCAAACGGGTTTCAATCGGTGGCAGGAAGGTGTGAGGCATCACCAGCCCTTTGATAAGGTTCTGGTATTCGCCGTGGTCGTTTGGTTGGTCTTTCTGCTGGTACCAGATACGCAACGGCAGATCACTGCGGGCTACCAGCGCACCGCCCTGCAATTGGGTGTATTGTTGCCAGTCGCCAGCATCGGCAGCGCGGTGCAGCTCGGCAAACAGCGGGTTTATCTTGTCGGCCTGTTCCTGATTGCGGAACCGGCGCAACTCGCGCCAGACAGACACCGGCGCACCGCCCAAAAACTGAAACTGACGGATGCCCCAGCATGAAGCCCAGGCGGTAGCGTGTTTAGCAGTTTCCTTCAGTGGTCGGCCGCTCTCGTCGTCGGTTTCACCGTCGAGCGCATAGCCATCAATATTTTTACTGATGTACTTGACCACGTAGCCGGTGGCGCTGCCGATCTCATGATCGATAGGCTTCATGTCAAAGCGCGGCTGGTTTCCGTGCTTACCCTGCAACTCTTCCGCATCCTCGCGGGTGGCGTAGTCTTCCATCACTTCCAGCAGCTCGGCGGAGTGCTCCGGCATGGAAAACAACAGACCATGCCAGTGCGGTGTTCCATCGTGGTGAGATTCCGCCACCCTCAGGCCAAAGACCGAAATTTCACGGCGGGCCAGCTCGGCACGGATTTTTTGCCAAACCCGGTTAAGGTAGCGCTGCGTGGCTCTCGGGCTGGCCCCATTCCATTTGGCATTACGATGACCGAATACGGTATAGGCGTGGTATTTGGATGGCGCTGTCAGGGTAAAAAACTGGCCCGCGTAACCGCTTTCGGTGGCGACTTTCTCAAAGCCGCCGATGCGGGTCATGAGTTCAACGCGGCGCAATGCCGGGTTAGATATGCTCTTGTCGATCTGCTCAATAAGCGAAATTCGCTCTTTGGTGTCCTGGTCTTCCAGTTCAAGGCGGGCCATGATCGCACGGCTGCGCTTGCGCCTGGCATCCCACTCATCAACGTGGTGCTTACTGCAATAGGGTGCTGCGCCTCGCTTCACATCACCAAAAGCAATATGCAGGTGCTCACGCCAGCGCGCAGCGTACTTTTTCAGGTTATGGTGCCAGTAACGATCATCCAGCATCTTGCTGATACCGGTAGTCGCCTCATCAATAAACAGCGATCCCCGGCAATACTTTGCCCAGCTCGGAGGCGTCAGGAAGAAAAGCCGCGCGAGGATAGCGGCTTCCGTGTAAAGATATCTGGCATATTTGCGATCACTCTGGGTCTCTACCGTTTCGTGAACCTCACTCAGCACAGACCGCATATAAATAGCGATATCCTGCGCCAGTAACTCAACATCTTCTGGCGTGAAGTCCGGCAGGTGGTTAAAGCGTTCGACCAATCCATGCAGAGTGTTAAACGTGTGGTAAAGCGGGTTTAACCCTTTGAACGCTGTTTCAGTATGAGATTTAGCCTCATCGGTCATCGCAATAGCGTATTGCTCATTCACCATATTGATAGGCGGCAGATCTCTGCGGATGATATCGCGCAGCGCAAGGCGAGCGATGTGCCTGCCCTTCATGGTGTGAATACTGTCGATGCGGGAAGCCAGACGCAGGCGAATAAAGCGAGGTAGCGGCGCAAGGGTGACTTTTACCCACGCCAAAAACTGCTTCTCTTGACCAAGTTCAACCAGATCAACAGCAGGAGTCTTATCAACATAAATGGCAGGTCTCGGCTTCTGCCATTCGTAATCATACCGGGTAGCGTCAGCGCTACCCGGCTGCGTGATGTGAGGCGCAGTTGGTGCGGCGGTCATTGTTCCGCCGCCATATACGATTTTATGAACGCTGTCGCCGCCTCAATGTTGACGGCGTTTCCGTAGGCTCGCAGTCTTCCTACTCTGCCGGGAAATGGATCTATTTCGTTGTAATAAGCGACCACAGCGCCTCCCACACCACGGAGCCAACACGAAAGGCGAGATAGCCCATCGGGAGCCAGAACAGCAGCGAGCAAAGCGCACAGCAGATCATAAGATTTCGCCAGAACCGGCGGTAATTGGTTTCTTCGTTCATTCGCAAGCCTCAAATCGTCACGGTGTCGCCGGTTCGTACTTCCCGGGCTTCTTTTTCGGAATTGCAGATAACGGTCGTCTGGCTGTATCCGCCCCAGCTCGACACCTCGACCTCCACGATCCAGAAATCGCGGTAAGGGCGGACGTCCAAAACCCGCGTTACAACGGCATCAATCTTGTTCATCAATAGACTCCTGCTGATCAGCTATGGCGCGGCCATCACACATGCGTAAAACGCCAATAACCTCACCGGCCATGTCGCGGCTTTTGGCGCTAACAGAGCGGCGGACACTGAAAGCGTGAAGATTGAAAGCGGAATAGATCTCTCTCGTTTCTGGTGTATCGCTGTTGGATATCACCGCGCGGGTGCGGTGCAGGCAATGAGCATTGAGCAGGGTTGCAACCAAGGTGCGATGATCGTCCAGGGTAAAGGGCTTGCCGTAGGCGGTGAAGTTGGCGGTTTTACTGGACGGGATGTACGGCGGATCGCAATAAATCCCAGCATCAGGGCGGTTCTTCGCGATATATGGAATGGAGGAACGAAAATCATTGCAGAGAAAGAGCGCCTTGGTATCCCGCGCCTTTTCGGCGAATAAGCGCATTTCGGCTTCGGGGAAATAGGGTTCCTTATATCGGCCAAACGGCACATTGAACTCGCCGTATGCATTAACGCGATACAGCCCGTTGAAGCAGTGGCGATTTAGGTACAAAAACAAAGCCGCGCTGATTAGTGCGCTACCCTCCCCCGCATCGCCCACGAGGTGATTGAAAAACTTGCGTTCGCTGTAATAGGTTTCTTTGTTATTACCATGCCCGAACCTGCTCCTGGCGGATGCGATCAGTTGTTCGGTGTTATCCCTGAGCACGATAAAAAAGTTAATTAACGAGGGATTGCTATCACAAAGCACATAGTGACGGTATTCCGTATTCATAAATACGGTACCGCTGCCTACAAATGGCTCAATCAGACATTCGGCTTTCGGCAGATACTTCAGCAGCTGCGGCATAACGCGAGTTTTACCGCCCGCCCATTTGATAGGTGATTTAATCATTGCCATGCCCTCACAACGATTCAAGGTGCGGGCTGGTGAGGCGTTGCCAGATCTCGCATAATGGAAAAAAAATGCACTCAACAGCGAATAGCGGCGAGTCGCCATCGCAGCCTAACGCCCTGACGTCAAGCATCATGTTATTCATGGTTTTTTCCTTCACTAATGGTTAATTCGCGGCTACTGATCCACCGCTCGATTGATTGATAAATCTCGTCCGGGATGGCGCTTTCCTTTTTCAACTGGCCGACATAAATACGCAGCAAGACCAGCAGGTGCGCGCGTTCGTGTTTCCGTGCGTTGGTGCTTATTTCCACAAAATCCGGATCGCTTATTCCGCTTTCCAGCTTGATTGACTTAACCCCCATGCGACCTCCTGAAAAAGGCAAAACGAGTCCCCGGCAAAATGAATACCGTTGTTTTTAACGCTGCTTAATTAGTGGTTAGGGCGCGGCTTTCGTTTAATTGACTTGAATAGCCTCTCATGCCAGTAATACAGAAAATCAATAAATGTCATTCGCGCACGCTCATGATTACCGCGAATTGTTTTTTCCAGACCGTAAATAATTAAATCTATTGACGGACTGTCAGGGCTAACGGCAATACGCGCACCGTTTCTCAGGTGAACCGTAAATCCCTGTTCGGCGTTTTCTATCGCCTCACGGATCAGCATCTCCTGTTCCCATGATGTTTTCTCTTCGGTGAAGATACTCATACAGCAAGCCCTACAACTGCTGGTGACGGTATCTCACCATTCATGATGGCGCTAACGAACGAACGAAGCTCGCTGAGGGCGTCATCATCATTCATGCAGAAGGCTGTACCGTAAACGTGCTGGACGCCGCTAGCTAATACGCCGTAATGCGACTCACTGCCCTGTGGGTTATTTTCCAGGTTGAAATAATAATCTTCCAGCATTTTATTAATCTGTTCAGCATAAAGGCGTTTCATTTTCCGTTCTCCTAATGATTAATAAAGTGGTGATTGGTGATAATACGGTCTATCGTTTTGCGCGCTTCAGATAATGCAAAGTCAATTCCGAAAGAATCACCATCTTTCATAATTTGATAACGCCTCTTGCCTACCCTGCGCGGTAATACGCGAATGGTGAAGCCGCAACAAATCCCGGCGTGCTTATTTATCCAGGTGACTTTAGGTAGATTATCGCAGTGGTTACCGCGAACACTTCCCGCAAACTTGCCATGCTGTGAGTGGTATTTATTCATGTAGGCCCATCCTTAAATGATAAACACCTGGATAAACTTAAGCGTCAGCGCAACAGCGATCGCGCCGATACAGACGCCTGCAATCGCAGTGACCATGAGTGCTATTCTTTCTTTCAAATAGGGATTCATACCGTAGCCCCGCCACCAAACATGTTTACGCCCATATCATTCGCCAGCTTATTGGCTTTCTTGATCCAACCTGCTCGCCAGTCCTGTCGCTCAGGGGGGAGTTTTGACGTAGCTTCATGAACCATCTCAAGCCATTCGTTCCACAGAATCAGGAGGCGGCGAGTACTGCCATCAGGGCCAAGTACTTCGCGCTCAGTGACCATCGGTAAAAGGCGGCGATCCATCATGTGACGAACGGCTGACTCCGTTTTGCCGGTTCGACGAGAAAACTCATCGGCAGTGATCGGGTCTGGAATCTTAAACAGCGCGCTCAAAACTGCATCTTTCATGTGATAATCTCCATGTTTGGGGTATTACTGCTTTTTTTACCCCTAAAACGGTGTCTTCATTTGAATTTTGGATCATACATTTGGAAAACGCAATATGAATTTGCCAATTAGTGAACGCCTCAAGCTCATGAGGGAAAGCGAGCGCATTACCAGCCGCAACGAAGCTGCTGAAATTATTGGAATTCCTCACAATGCGCTTTGGCGTTATGAAACTGGGGAATCAATACCAAAAGGCGATGTAATGATGAAAATTTTAAATACCCCTAGATTTGAAAAGTATGCCCTATGGTTCATGACCGGAAAGATTGCCCCTGAATCCGGGCAGATCGCACCGGCTCTCGCACACTTTGGGCAAGACGAAACAACGTCTCAGCCCTCAGACCAGAAAATTGGCTAAGCATCTTTCTTGCTTATCTCTATAAAAATCATCGCGTAACTATCTGTTACGTGACCCCAGTTCACGTGTTTACCAGAGGTGACAGCTATGACCGTTAAGCTGCTCGATGGTGGACGCTATAAAGTGGATATTAGACCGCGTGGAGCGACAGGACGTCGTATACAGCGGATTTTTAACAAGAAAGCTGATGCTGTTGCTTTTGAAAAATATGTCATCAGCAATATGCACGACAAAGACTGGCTGGATAAACCAACCGATCACAGGCGGCTAAGTGAGCTTCTTGATAGATGGTGGGAGCTTCACGGTCGAAGTCATAAGTACGGTGAGAAGCGCCAGCGCGAACTTAAGCGGGTAATTAGTGATATGGGAAACCCTCGCCTTTCAAAAATCAATAAGGGGTTTATTGCTGAGTACAGAAGCCAGCGCCTTTATGAAGGGGTTAAGGCTTCCACTGTTAACCGCGACTTGAGTACGTTACGAGGCCTATTCCGTGTATTGACTGAAGCGGAAGATCTCCACGCAGAGAACCCACTAAAAGGGATCACAGATCTCAAGCAGGAAAGGCCCGAAATGTCCTATCTGAGTACTGAAGAGATCGAAAGGCTGCTTTCAGCTTTAAGTGGTGACGCCCGGCGCCTCACTGTTCTGTGCTTAAGCACCGGCGGCCGCTGGGGGGAATCGCTGAATATGCTGGCTCAGAACATGATGCATGGAAAAGTGACGTTTACCAAAACCAAAAACGGGAAGGCGCGCACCGTCCCCATTTCTGATGAGGTCATGAAATACGTCAAAACCAAAACCACCGGCAGACTCTTCGACGTTGACTATGTCGAATATCGCAAGGTACTTAGGGAGGTAAAGCCAGATCTTCCCAAGGGCCAGGCTACGCATGTTTTGCGTCATACCTTTGCGGCGCACTTCATGATTAATGGGGGGAATATCTTGACGTTAAATAAAATATTGGGACATTCGAAAATTGAGCAGACTATGACTTATGCGCATTTTTCACCCGACCACCTTAGCGACGCAATTCACCTGAATCCGCTTAGTGATGGTATCCACATTCCATCCACTAAAATGGTGAATAGCGGTTAA